ACAATAGAAGTAACTGAACGTAAGTAATTTTTATTGCTTATAACTTATTTATAGCAGCAACTAACTTCCCACTACAACCCAATCAAAGCAAATACACGCAATGTATCAACCACCTCCAGGCAAATTCAGAGTAATAGCCGAAAACATTTATAGCGAAAAGCACATAGTTGACGATTACCCGACTGAAAAACGTGCCAGGTCTGCATCAAAGATGATAGGCTCAAAGCTTCAAAAATGCTACATTTACGATGACAAAGGGAATTGTTTAGATGTATATCCATGAGTAAAGAAACCGACATTTACAAAGCATTATCAACTTATCTAAACTTAAAGCACAAAGGATTGATTTGGAGGTTTGACTTTGCAGCAGGAACTAAAATGACTTTCGGGCAATCCAATTCTCATAAGTCAATGAATCCACATCGAGGTTATCCAGACTTCTTTTTAGCAGAACCGAAAGGCAGATATTCAGGACTTTATATTGAGATTAAAAAGCAAGGTTGCAGCCCGTTTAAGAAAAATGGATTGCTAAAGGCGGGTGAACACTTAAAGGAGCAACAAACAATGCTAGAAAAACTGTACGTTAAAGGCTACATGACATTATTTTGCACAGGTCTTGACGAATGTATTAAATCAATAGAACAATACCTTAAAAACGAATAAACCATGAAAGAACTAACCAAAGAACAACAACAAGAAATACTTAAAATGATTGAACACCTATCGAAAGAAGATGCTTTAATGAACAAGGATTATTACATTGACAAAGCCAAAGCCTTTCTGCAATCGCTTAAGCCGAAGGTTTATGTTTGTAAAATTCGCAGTAATGAAATTTATTATCTTAAGGAAGATTGTGTGGGTTGGTGCAATTATACAAACATTGCAAAAGGTTTTTCGTCAATCGAAGAGGCTAGAGAAGTATTGCAAATTTTAAAGAAAAACAAAAACTGCAAATACTTTATCATAACCGAATAATAATTATCTTTGAAAGATCTTAGAAGTGGAATCCTAAGAAAAGATAAAAACATTTAGCCTTATATAGGCTGCGAGGCAAAGAGTAACATCTGAGCCGATTCCACCGCAGCTTATGTAAGGCTTTTTTAATTTAACATCATGACAAACCTAGTAGGCAAAAAATTCAAGTACGTTTCGCATTTTGGAGATGTACTTTACTTCACAATAGAAGCAATCATTTTTGATAACGGAAAAGCAAAGGCAATGAATGAGAATCTTGTTACTTTCTGCCTTGATGAAATTGAGATACTATGAAGAAGTCATTTATAATTTATTCAGATTTTAAAGCAACTTTAGATAAGCTTCCTAATGAAGATGCAGGAAAGTTATTTAAGATGATTGTTGACTTTTCAAACGGTATTGAAACAGAACCAGAATCATTGATTTTAGATGTTGTTTTTACTCCCATAAAGCAACAAATGATAAGAGATATAGACAAGTACGAAAATGAAATAAAGAAGAGAAAAGAGGCTGGAAGTCTTGGTGGAAAAGCAAAAGCTAAGACTCTAGCAAGTGCTAGAAGTGCTAAGCAAGTGCTAGCAAGTGCTAAGCAAAGCCTAGCAAATGTAGCTGATAATGTAACTGTAACTGTTAATGATAATGTAACTGTTAATGATAATGTAAAAAGTGATTTTAAAAAATGGTCAATTGATGATTTTAAAAATCAAATAACAATTAATAGAAAATCATACCCCGATTTAACGCTAAAGCAGTTTTTTAATTATTGGAGCGAAAAAGATGGAAAAGGAAAAATGAGATTCCAATTACAGAAAACTTGGGAAACATCAAAAAGGTTATCAAATTGGGCAACAAATAATATTTCAAAAAACAATCAAGAATCAACTACAAGATCATCAGGAAATAAAATAACTATCAATGACTAACTCAGAATTAAACGAACTAACACCACAACAAGCCATTCTAGGTATTTGCTTGTTTCAAGGTAATATTGCTAAAGACATTATGGCAAACTTCACAAAAGAGCATTTTAACTTTGGTACTAACTCAAGGATATTTAACGCCATAAACCATCTTATTGAAAAAGAATCAGAAATTTCAATCGTTGCATTAGGAACATTTAAGAATAACCTGGAAATAACCAAAGATGATATAAACTCAGCTATTAGATGGACTACTCATTTAACTATGAATGAGAGCGTTCAAAACATCGTAAATCTTGTTAAAGATGAATTAATTAGAAAAAAGCTTGAAACACAAGCAAAGGAAATTATTGAAAACATATCTTCAGGTTCTAAAGATGGATTAACTATTGCAATTGATACGCAATCAAAAATTAGTTCAATAATTGAATCTGAATCTTCAATGTCATCAATCCTTACACCTAAAGAAATGATGTTAAAAGAAGCAAACGCTTATGACAATAGAGTTAAGTTGCTTTCACAGGGGAAAGCTACAGGAACGCCATCAGGACTTCAAATAATAGATAAATTTACTGGAGGTTGGCAAAATGGTGAACTTATCATAATAGCTGGAAGGCCATCAATGGGAAAGACAGCATTAGCATTATTTCATACTCTAAAAGCATCTGAACAAGGATTTAATGTTCTATTTTTTAATATGGAAATGAACGAATCTCAGCTATCACAAAGGCTTATTTGTTGTCGGTCACAAGGCAACATTAATCCACAAAACCTAAAACTAGGTAAGCTAAATCAATCCGAAATCCATCACTTCACTAGACATAGGCACGAAATAGCCGAAATGCCTTTTTTAATTTATGATAAAGGTGGTGCAACTATACACGAGGTCATTAGAAGCATTAAAACAGCTCACAGGTCTAATAAATGCCAATTAGTTATCATTGATTATCTTCAGTTGATACAGTCTGAAAACAAAAGAGGAAACAGAGAACAAGAGATATCATACATTAGCAGAACACTAAAGCAAACTGCAAAAGAATTAGACATACCCATAATTGCACTATCTCAACTATCAAGGCAAGTAGAACAAAGGGGAGGTAATAAAAAACCTATACTTGCAGACCTTAGAGAATCAGGCGCAATTGAACAAGATGCTGATACAGTTCTTTTTTGTTATCGACCATCTTATTACAAATTGCAAAAAGAAACAGGAGAAGAATACACAAATGAAATATTCTATTTGTTTGAAAAGCACCGTACAGGAGCAACAGGAGAAGCAGAATTTTTAACAGATTCATGGTGTTCTAATTTCTACGATGTAAAAGAAAATAGAGCATCGTATTTACCTGAAAAAGCAAAAGAACTTTCTCCATCAAACCGATGGGATTCAGAAGCAATTGACTACTAATTGACGATATAAATAAAAATTACTAACTTTGACACAATGGAAACAAGAACACGATCTGGATTTATTGAAAAGAAAGTATCTCATTACACCGTTTGGCTTTCAAAGGCAGGTACTAATGCAGACTTCTTAGTTAAGTTCTATGAGTCTAACCTTGAGGCTTCAATAAAACGAGCAGAAGAACATCGTGATGAACTAAAGCAATCCTATGGTATGGGAATACTAAAAGAGTTTGATACAGGACTTTGGGCTGCTGATTGTGTTTTAAACGGACAGTTATTTCAAATTGTTATTGAGAATGAATATCTCAAAGGATTTTTTAAGCCAGAAACCATTAACGCTTAAATTCGTTTGATTAAAGAAAAATCATTATGAAAGTAGGCAGACCAACAAAATTAGAAGATAGAATGATTGAGCAAGTATTTGAAATGGCTTTGCTCGGTTTGACTGATGTTCAAATGGCTAAAATTCTTGGCGTTTCAGAAGTTACTTTTAACGATTACAAAAAGAAACACCCTGAATTTCTTAAGTCATTAACGCATGGAAAAGAAGAAGCAGATGGGAAAGTAGCTAAAGCAATGTATAAAAGAGCATTGGGTTTGACTATAACAGAAGATGCTTTAACTAGGGATGGCGAAGTAGTTTCACTTAAAAAAGAATTGCCACCAGATACAGCAGCAGCTAAACATTGGTTAGCAAACAGACAGCGTGCTTTATGGGCAAATAATGGCGAAACAACTATCAAGTCAGATACTCCATTAGTGATTACACTCACAGATGATAAACCTAACGAAGAAGCAGAGTGAAGCGTTTAAGGCTGCAACTTCAGGAAAAAATCAAGCAGTTATTTTCGGTGGTGCAATTAGAGGAGGTAAATCTTACGCTTTAATTATTACCTTCTTTTACCTTGCCTTGAACTATAAAAAATCAAGATGGGTTATAATTAGAAAGTCATTGCCCGATCTAAAAAGAAATACATTCCCAACAGTCAATTCAATTCTTGATATGGGAGTTCGTGAGAAGGTTCAAAAATGGAATCACGACACTCAAATCATAACTATGCTTAACGGTTCTGAGATAATGTTCATGTCTGAGAGTTATGAAGAAGATAAAGACTTGAACCGATTTAAGGGATTAGAAGCTAATGGATTTGGTTTTGATGAGATTAACGAGTGCCACGAAGCAACATTTTTTAAAGCAATAGAGAGGACTGGCACTTGGCTTCACGCTAAGGGTGAGCCTCCTATGGTAATCTTTGCAACTTTAAACCCTGCTCAAAATTGGACTAAGAAGTTATTTTATGAGCCTTATGTTGATGGAAGTATTAATCCTAAGTGGTTGTTTATTCCTTCAAAGATTACAGATAACCCTCATATTCCAGAAGAATACAGAGAGAACTTAAAAAGCCTTTCTCCAATTGAATATGCAAGATTTGTTGAAGGAAATTGGGATGCAGTAGAAAGTGCCGAAAACCCTTTTCTTTGGGCTTGGGATGATGAAAAGCATATTGGACATGAGGCTGTATTTAATCCTAACACACCTGTTTACTTTAGTGTTGACTTTAACGTAAGCCCTTTATGTGCTTTGGTTATTCAGCATCAAGGTTCAAATGTTCATGTAGTTGATGAGATATTGATTGAGAAAGGCAGCGTTGATGCTTTATGTGATTATATTGAGAATTACGGTGTGCCTATTGGATTGATTAGAATTACAGGCGATGCGATGGGTAATGGTAGAACCTATCAACAAAGAGATAATTCAAGTGCTTATATGAGCATGAAGAAAAGGCTAAAGATGAATGACAAACAGTTTATGATTGTCGCTAATCCTACTCACAAGAACAGCCGAGAAGATTGCAATGCTGCTTTGGTAAGATTAAACATAAAAGTAAATCCTAAGTGCAAAGGCTTTATCTTTGATGCCAAGCAAGTAAATTGTGATGCTGAAGGCAGGATTATTAAATCAAATCGTAAGTTAGCAAATCAACGTGCTGACTTATTAGATGATTTTCGTTACTTTGTAAACGCTATTTTAAAGAAATACTTATGAGCATTTGTAATGATTGCTATGATGCTGGAGGTTATGTAGATGTATGTGCATCTTCTTTATCTTTCGGAACAGTTGAAATTGATACTGAATATACTATTGCAGTTCAAAGCCTATCAACTAACAAGATTCAATCTTTTACAGTTACCTCTAATGTTAG